GCATAGCACTCAAAGAAGCTTGGGCGTCCATTTGTCGAAGTTGATCGTAAGCCGATTCTTCAGCATCAGACGAATCCATTCTTTGGACTTGCTCTTGGTCAGTAGCGGTATTCATTCTATATCTCCTTTTTATTCAGACTCTGGCAGCGCCTTAATACGCTTAGTTCGAGTCTTAGTTTCCCCTTTCCGAGCGGCTTTACTCGGATTCGACAATGTGTCGAGCGAGCTTACCTGTTCATTTGATCCCTCAAATGAAACATTCCATTTATTGGCAACTTTATGATTATAATCTTGCTCCCGTTGTATATCAGACAGCTTTCGTCCTGTTTCTTTTTGAACGTCAATTACTGTAGCGTTCGGAGACAATTCAGCATTTCTTCCTCCGTGGACAGCATCGCCAGCTTCTTGGACGTTCAATGCATTCATTATCTCTTTCTTTTCACGGCGACCATGAATATCACAATCCAAAGAAGGGTCATAATAGGCTTCAAATGAATGAATCGCCTGACTTGTGGGGAATAGACGCTGCATCCTCACTCCCTCATGTCCTTCGCCACAATAGATATAAGTCGTATTACGCTTATCAGATTCCACAAATACATCTTCTTCCATACGTCCACAATCTGGACATTCAAAGTCGTACAACGCCGGCATTAATAGCCCCCACCCATAGCGCGTTGCGTAGCACCTGAAACCTGCGCCGTATTCTTTGGTTTACGCTTGGGATTTTTAGTTGTCGTGTTAGGCTGCATTTGTCCCGGCAACTGCTGCGGAGGTCCGCCCGGAGCAGGTGGCGACTGGGGAGCGCTCGAAGGTTGTGGCGGTGCCGCCACTGGCGTTGTAGATGCTGCGGCTGACATTGGAGCCGATGGCAACATTTGATCACCACCCTGTGGTCCACCCTGTGGTCCACCTTGTGGTGCAGAAGTGGGCTGTACTCGCCCCGGAGCAGGTGCAGCGCCTGACGCCCTAGGAGAAGATAGCTGTGGCGCTTTTTGCCGTTGCGTCCCTCTTTGCCCCTGTGCCGCCCCTCCTCCTGCAGCCTTATTGTATTGATTTGTCGTTTTTTGGACTTGGCCCATAATAGACCTAGCAGCCGCTCCGCGTTCACCAGAGCCATGCATTTGGTTTAACTGCCGCTGCAATGAAACTCGTTTCTTTCTCAAAGAAGCAAGTTCTGCAACTCTATTGTCGCCCGATCTGCCAGCTCCTTGCATTGGAGCAGAGGGTATAGAAGTTGCAGCTGCGCCCTGACCTCCTGTGCCATTTCTAGTACGAAGTGGAACGGTACCATTTCCCGCAGGAGAACCCCCAGTAGGAGCTGCCGATGGAGCAGGGCCTGCCGGTTGCCTAACGGGTGGGGCTGGTTGCCTATTCCCATTGCCTCCTGCAGGATTATTCATCCTCTTCTGTGCCCTGACCTTTGAAGCCTGAGCTTCGCCTTCTGGCGTGTATGGAAACTTCTGTCCATTTACTGTTGGCATTATTATTCTCCTAAAATCCCAATCGGCTTCTTAAGCGTTGTATTAATCCTTGATCTGGTCCTTGCTGTGGTCCTTGCACTTCTGCTAAGCGATCTCTGTTTGCCGCTCTTCCCCTTAATGTTGGATAAGGGGACTGATATGGCTCTCGAGGTTTATACTCAAACCCCTCTGTAGGAGCATTATACTTCTTATGAACTTCTCGCCTCTTTTTATGACTTAGATTTGTCCTTTTTTTCATCTTATGTGCAGCTATTTGACTTCTAGTTTCCGAAGGCCCAATTGATCGACGCGTCTTCTCTCTCAATTTATTTACATCTGAAGTCTGCCTTTGTTTACGAAATTCTGCTTCTCGATCTTTCCAATACTGCCCTCTATCTTGCAGCTTCTTTTCGCCTTCTCTCTTCTCGGCAAACGCTGCCTGCTTAATCTGAGACTCTCGAGCGGCTTCGCGAACTGGCGCATCTTGATCCATAGCGAATTCTAAGCTTTCAGCGCTACCCTTTTTTGCTGCTGCCGACGTAGCAGCTATATTTTCTTTCGTAAGCCTAGCTTTCTCCTTGTATTGTGCATGTTTCTTTTTTCGTCCCTCTGCCAGTTTTTCTTGATTTTTCCAAAAAGCCTCTTCGCGCTCAGCGTCCCCTTTTTGACTCTGAGCCAATTCTAGGCTTTTAGCACCGCCCTCCGCGACCATTGCGTCCTTTTCTGCTATCCTCTCCCTCGTACTGGGAGGAGGCTTAAACGACTCTCCCTCCCACTTCGTACCTGCCGTCGTGCTACCTTCTTCTACCCACTCAGTGCCTTTTGGAATCTCTATATCTTCTACGGGCGCATCTTTAAGTCCATCATAAAGAAGCTTGGCACCATAAGCAGTAATGCCAGCAGTCATAAGATCGCCTAAGGCATCATCTTCTTCTTTGTATCCACCCTGTTGAATCTTTTTTTCAATTGCCGCAACGGACTTACGCTTCGCTCTTCGTCCCATTAGAATTCCTCCTGAGCACTTGTCATATCACTCAATTCTTTTTCTAAATGCCGCCTCCTTTGATCCTTCCTCAAAGTACGAGCTTCTTTAAGCAAGGCTGGCATTTCTGGATCATCTGGCTCCATTCGAGACAGCTTACGCTCAACAATCTCCAATCTTACGGAAGCATCATCGTCGTCGTACATAGAGCCCATCGTGGCTCCACTAACTACAATCCCAGTCATATTACTGCCCCTCTCTTATAGTTCGGGCAGCACTGCCATTTTGCCCGACTGGAGTAGGAGGTGATGCATTAAATTGCTCTGACATTGCTGGGCCCTGTTCTCGGCCCTGATTAGCAGCTTGAGCTGCTGCCATAGTTTCTGGTGTCATTTGCTGACCAGACAATTGAGCAATGGCCTCTTCTGGTAAGATAGCATCTTGCTGCATAGCTTGCTCTAACATTGGCAGGATTGTTTCAGGATCTTGAATTGCATATCCTCTTGTTAATAGGAGTTCTGTAATTCGAGCCAAATTAGGCACTTGCTTATAGATCATCTGGAATACCTGCACTTGACCAGATAAGAGATTCAATAGATCCAGCCACTGTTTGCGCTCCAGCATCATAGCCGTAGAAGAAGAAGTAATATCTATCTCGAAAGCATACTGACCTCGTGATATATCCTCATCAACTTGTATAAATGTTTCCGCTCGTGGATCAATAAGAAATACACGCTCTGGACGAAATTCTGTAGTTAGATTCCAAAACTTCTGGGCCTTACGAACTTGGAACTTGTTAAATAGATCTGCTCGTTCATCTTCTCTGGCTGAGACTCTACGATCAATAATATTAGCTTCTGTTGCAGAATCAGGATCGGGCATACGACCCGGCTGTGGCGTACCAGCCGTTCTGTCCAACAGGCCAATAACCATATCTAATAGATTGTTCTTTTCCGCTTGTCCCTGCCCAAATTGTATGGGCATAACAGCACGGCCTCCTGAATCAGCCAACCCCTCTACAGGAAAAGCAGTAAGATCAGGAGCATGTAGAACGCTTTCAATTTCATCCTCCTCAATTAAATCAGGATCGTATAGAAAGAGATTCTTCTGTTTACGAGCTGTATTAGCAAAAGCATCCAGCATTTCATGTGCTAATGACTGAATAGAATCTGCTCCAGCCATAGTTAATGGGGCATGATTAAACCACGTTTGAATACCACGCTCAAAATTGAGGATCTCTACGGGATAATCTTCAATCGTTTCATATGGCCATTCTTCGTCATCTCGTAAGAACTTTTTATTGCTGGGCACTACATTCAGCAATAAATTGCGCCTTTGGCCTATATCTACAGGGAAATTCCTAGCCCATATCTCCCACCCCACTACCAGTCCAAAATCGTCCTTAAGGTCTACGTTCTTGGACTCAGGCGCACCATCAATGCGCTCTGTTGGCTCCAATCCCTCACTATTCAGGGTTTGATCCATCAGCATCTCGTCAATAGGCTTCTTATATCGAAAAGCCACCCAACGAGCATCGGTTATTCCATTTTGTGCCAATGGATCAATAAGAACCGATCCCGGCTCCCATCGCTGTCCAAATGGAGCTTCCCACTTAATTGAAGTATCACGATCAGGATCGCCACGATTCGATTGACGATTATGCTCTTCAATGTGATCTTCAAGTAAAACTTGTATAGTGCGATGCAGTTCAGGAGTCTGTAGTAAATTAGTATGTGCTTCTATATGCTGATCGTGCAACTGGTCAGGCATGACTCTTGTGGGCTGACCCATCCGTAAAAAGTCATTTTCTGTAATAGCATCATCTATAACATTTTGCGGATCAAAGTTAACCATTCGCTCCACTAACCCGTCTATATCCGTCATCCAGCCAACTTTGGCTGCGCCAAACGGAGATAAAAAGGCGTCAAGCAAAACACGCCTATCTTGTTCCAGTTGATTTGTTTCTCGATACCAATAGTCAGAAATACGTGCTACAGACGTTTCTGCTCCAACTCCCTCTTTATTAAAGGGTAGTACTCTGAATTTAGGATCATGAGCAGCTATATTGGCCACAGACTGAGAAACCCAGCCGTAGACAATATTGGCCTTAACCCTGTGGCCCGGATCAATGCCCCGACCAACTTCAGCTTCTTTCATTGATTCACGCAAAGAAGCCGCATCCATATTGTACTGCTTTATTAGAATATTAGCAGCATCGAAATACGGCTTATAGTACCGAATAGCATACTCTATCTGTCGATTCCAGTATCCTATTCGATCCTCAACGCGATTCCTTCCCGGATAAGACAGGCTCATCTAAGGCTTGCCCTTGTAAATCGCGTAGATCTTCCTCCCGTACCTCGATCATGGGCACCTTTTTGCCTTTTAAGCTGCCGCATCGCAGACTTACGATCTGCATGACCCTTCCTAGTACTTCCTCTATGCGCGTATTCGGGCCGTTCTCCTCGAAATGCCATTTTTTAACCCCCTGTAGTAGCCTTCGTTTTTTTAGATGCCTTGGCTGCTTTACGTCTTACGCGTTCCGGCAATTGATTACCCATATCCTTTTCGGTTAACTGCTTTGCCGTTTCCTCCGTAATATCATGCTTCCTGCGGAGCTTGGGATCTTTAAGCGCAGCATAAAACAATCGCTGCTGGGCCTTTGACTTAAACGGCATTACTTATCCTTACTGGACGGTAGGCTCAGGATGGGTAGAACCCACCGCCCGTAACCGGAAAGGAGGAAAAGCAACTGTGCGGTTGACACAGTCCTAACTCCAAAATATCATAATTCATCTGTTTGTGCTTCATCAAAAGGGTTATGCTCTCCCATTATAGGAGCCCCCTTAGCAGGATGAAATCCCTTAACCCGCCTTTTGTGTCGTGCCATTAAGTCTTTAAAGCTATATCCAGCTTTTATTACGGGTTTTGGTCCCTTGGGACGCCTACGTCCGGGCCTAAGCTGTCCTAAACCACGGCCAAGTAGCGTAAAAACATCTACTTGATCGTCATGAGCGCCAGCGGGAAATCGAGTCAATTCATAGAGCAAATCCTTGGTCCACGACTTATCTGACGGCAAATGCACCATACCCTGCTGGGCTCGGCCCTGAATAGACAAAGCTCGCTCTTCTTTGCGCCGTGACATATTAAAGGATTCGCGAGGGCAAAATACATCTCTCTCGCGCATCCTCTTGCGGATAAGAGGGTCGGCCATGTTTAAAATGGCTCCTTTCTCCTCAAACCACTTGGCTATATCCCACTTTTCAATCAAATCCAGCTGCGCTTCAATCCAGTCAAACGATTTAGCTCTGGCTCTGTACCAGTCAACGACATAGATATTGGCATGGGCGTCCAGCCCAAATACGCCATGTACCGTCCAATCCCGTGAAGAATCGTCTGTAGCATAATCAGATGCTCCATAAAATCGCATCATCTTGGGATCTGGCAAGGTGGTATACGATTGGAACCAATCAGCATGAAAATAGTCGCCCTCCTCCTTAATAGGCGACTGCTGGTACAGCGCCATAAAAGAACGCTCTCCCAAAACGGCTTCCTGCTCTAATACGTCTTCTTCGGAATACCACTCAGGCCATAACACCGCTCCCGGTTCTCTGCCCAGCGGATCATCCAATTCCGCCCGCACCGGCAATCTCAGTATATCCCAATCTCTAATTCGAGTATCCTCTTTAGAGGCGTCTATAATACGTCCAATCAGATCATCGTCATGCCAGCGAGTAGCACAAACCACAATAGACGCCTGTGGCTGTAAGCGAGTGAATACTACGTCTTTATACCACGTATAAGCCCGTTCCCGCATCTGGATGGAATAGGCGTCCTCTGGACCCTTAAACGGATCGTCGATAATAAAGAGATGAGCACCACGGCCTGTAACCGCCGTACCCACACCAGCCGCTATGTAACGCCCTCGCTGATTCTCAATGCGCCAATGGTCAACAGCTGCAGCTGTCGGGTCCAATCGTATCCCCTCAAATACACGACTATATTCGGGAGAAGAAAATATCTGACGTACATCGCGTCCAAAGTCATTAGAAAGATCCTGACCGTATGTTCCGAAGATGATGAACTTATTAGGATTGCGACCAAAGTACCACGCAGGAAAACGACGTGATACCAACTCGCTCTTAGAATACCGTGGCGGTAAACAGATAATCAATCTGCGACAGTCACCCCGCTCAACTGCCTCCAGCTTCTCACATATAGCCTGATGATGCGGACCAGCCTTAAACTCATCAAACGTATACTTAGAAAAAGCAAGAAGAGACTCCGAAGCCTCCTCCCTCTTCAGAAGCTCCTCCGCCGCCTTCTGTTGATCAGTACCTAAGCTTTGCACTAGATAGCTCTAAGCAGGAACTGGCTCAGCCCCCATGGTTAACTCCTTAACCCGTGCTTCCTCCACAATCTCCGCATCCACTGCCAGAGCCTTAGATTGCCCGGCAATGATCTGTCGCAGCTCCTCACGAGTCAATTCCGGCAATTCCTTGGTCTTACGCTGGTGCTGGTCAATCTTAATCTCTTTAGGAGCGTGAAGACCCAGAATCTTGCACCGCTGCTCTATACACCACTGGATACCCTGCAAAAACGAACTGGTGCCATTACGCTTGATCGTTTCCAGCCGTTTCCGCGATAACCGCATTATTGAGTCCTCATCTACATACTCTAACGCTTCCCTTGACTCATCTGACTTAGAACCCTCCCACGCCGTCCAATACTCTGCCTCCAATGCATCTATGCGAGCTAACTCCTGATTCTGGCGGCGATTGAAATCCACCAGCGTAGATTCCAGCCACGCATCTTTAATCTGCTTTAATTGACGTCCCACATAATGCACAGACACATTCATCGTCTGAGCAATCTCTTTATGGGACTTCTGCTTCAGGTATAGACGGACAATACCCTGCTGGTCCGCTACACGCTGTAATTTACCCTTCCTCGCTGTCACTTATTCTATTCCCCGTTATATCAAACCTTTGCTCCACCTCAACCGGCTCAGCTACATACATACTCGGTGGTGTAAAGCCTAATACCGTATTGATCCCATATCCACCGTCAGGACACTCATGCCATTCAGCAAACTCAGGATACTGTGGCCTCTGCTCTCCATCACCCACCCAAGTCTTAACCTCAGACTCCGATACCCCTATAAACATAAAGATATTGCAACGAATGCACTTAACCTGCAGCTGACGTTCCATAATAGCCTCCTAATACTACAAAAGTGACGAATAACTTATTAATAAGCAACTATTTCCAGTTTCCAGACCAAAAAATGCTCTACTCGATAGGGGTACTATCAATTAAAGTTAAAACCGCGCATCCGGGGGGACCGAGCACCCCCCTATAAAGGCTGGGCTCTATACGCGTTGATCAACCGAAGCCTAAGTTTTACAGTTCCTTAGGAACCAATTGAGCTTGTAGCAGCCTATAAACAGCTGATCCTATGCTAAGGGAGCCCAATAACAGCTGAGCCGGGGGATATTAACAGCTGAAGCCGAGGTACGTTGTTATAGCCCAGCTTAACGCGTATTGTCACCGTTCTGATCTTATATCGATGTCTTGGCCTTATAACAGCTGATCCTCTTTAGGCTGGCTGTTCAGTTGTTTAAAGTAACTGTTCAGTTGTTTAAGGTAACCGTTCAGTTGTTATTGATCACAGTTGTTC